GCCATATTGAGGAAATAAACTTGATAATAGCTTAAAAATAAAGTCTCACTATAATATATAATGTCCGGTGGTATCGCCCAACTTGTTGCCATAGGTGCTCAGGATGCACACATCGTCGGGAAGCCTGAGGTTTCCTTTTTCCGTTCCAATTACAAGCGTCACACGAATTTTGCTCAGACTGTCGAGAGACAAGTGATCCAGGGTAACCCAGCTAAGAATGGAATGTCCACCGTTCGCTTCGAGCGTAAGGGTGATCTTCTCAGCTACGTGTACCTAGCCCCTAATGACGGTACAAAAGCCCTTAAATATACACCCGATCAATGGGTCAGTAAGATTTCCAAGGTGGAGCTTCTCATTGGTGGTCAAGTCATCGATGACCAGACGTCTACTTTCTCACAATTCATTGCTCCCACTATCCTTGCTCAGAGCCTGACAAAATCGAAGTCGGGTTTTGCGGAGGCGGCTCATAGTAAGTTTTATCCTCTTCGCTTTTCCTTTTGTGAAAATTGGCAAACTGCCATTCCTTTGATTTCTCTTCAGTATCATGATGTTGAGATTCGTATCACATGGGGTGCTGGTATCGACACTGAGAAGTGGGAGTGCTACGCGCACTATGTTTACCTTGACACGGATGAACGTTCGGTTCTTGCCGGTACGCCTCAGAACATGCTCATCACACAGACTCAACGTGCTATCGCTTCACAGTCTAGGATTCAGGAGATTAACTTCAATCATCCCATTAAGCTTTTGGCGTCTGCCGACGGTCATGACTTAACCATCGCAGGTGATACTAATAAGCTGAAGCTCCAAATTAACGGCACAGACGTAACTGATTTCAAATATGTGGATCCTCATTACACTGCTATACCTGCCTATTATCACACGAACGCTTCGGCTCCCATGTCCGTCGTGACTACGACCGCTTCGACGTTGACTACCAACCTCGTGAGTGATCTCAACGCGCAGACCTACACGTCTGTTCTTGCAGCCGATGGTGATAACAAGAAGTTCTTCCTGTACCCGTTCTGTCTGGATACGTCCAAGCTCCAGCCCACAGGTTCCTTGAACTTCAGCCGCATTGACTCTGCTCGTATTGTGAGTGACAATGCTATACATGAGGATGACATTTATGGTGTAAACTATAACATTCTTCGCATTGAAAATGGTATGGGGGGTCTCATGTACTCAAATTAAGAATATATTATTATAATAACATGTGGTTGTTTGTCATATTATTAGCATTTGTCTTTTTACTTACATATGATCCTAAATCTGGTACTTTAAATAAATACATAGAAATTCCTAATGCACAATGTAAGGATGGACATTATCAGGAAGTTCAATTTGCTCAAAAGGGATATCAATGTCCGAAGACTGATAAAACCCATATGGGTGCTATAATATCTACTTAAAAACAAGAATACATAAAATGTTATAATGTTTTCGTTTGATCGTGAAACCGCTACAATTGTGGCAGTTGTAGTGTGTATCGCTGCAACTGTATATATTTACAGGGAGATACGAAAGACGAAAGAAGAACTTTCGGCAGCAATTTCTGCTAAACAGAGACCTATCATGATATCAGAACCTACGAGGATATCTGCAGCACCATTTATGATGCCAGAGCCAGAGCCAGAGCCAGAGCCAGAGCCGGAGCCGGAGCCATCCCCAGCACCACCCCCTACGAAAACAATGACGACGCGAAAGAAGCAGGTTACTATTTCTGAGCCTAAATCTAGTGAATAAACATATTCATAGAATATATAATTGCCATGAGCAATGAAAAAATACAAAGCTATAGCGATACCCGTTTCCTTTGTAGGGGGAATACCACGATTTCTAACAGTGAGAGACAAACGTTTTAAAGAATGGATATTTGTGACAGGTGGATGTAGACGTAGAGAAATATTTTATCCACTTAGATGTGCATTAAGAGAATTAGAAGAAGAGACGAGAGGTGTCGTTTCACTTAAAAGTGGTGAGTATACGAGTTTCTCTTTTTCCGTGAAGGAAAGTCCATCTATAGAATTAGAATATACCGTCTTTATATTGTTCGTGAACTATTCACGATCTGAACAAATTGAGATGGTAAGGAGATTTAACGAAGAGAAATATAAGATGAATATGAGAAGAATACAAATGAAGCGTACGTATGACGAAAATGATTATATGAGTTTCGATACGTTATCAGAATTTAACGCTCGTAATCAATGGGAACGAATAGTGCAGCATGTTGTAAAAAACCCAGAATTTTACGCATGCGTGAGTTCTCTTAATAGAAAAACGTTTGTAATAAAATAATGAAGGCTAAGAATATGATTTTACTCGATATAAAGAATTTATTAATAGATATAAAAGATTATTCGATTGAAAAGGCAGATAGATGGATAGAAGATAATAAACATCAAACGGTTTATGAACTTTTAGTAATTAAAAAAAGAATATCACAGGAAGAAAATGAATTCAGGGATGTGTCGTGCAGAACTTCTATATGGCATGAAGAAGAATATTAAAAAAATAATCCGAAATATATATAAGTATGTTTAAGGCTTGGTGTAAGAAACAAGGTTTTTATAACAACTCCAATCTATCACATGTGCTCATGGATGGCGGTGTACTATCCGTGCCGTTTGATAGATTGAATGATTTTTATGTAGCATACATAGATGCTGTTAAAAGTAGTGAGAAGATTTACGTCGTAGAACAAAAGACGGACACATTTAATTTTTTCTTAGATCTTGATTACAAAAGTGATGAAAAGGTATCTTTTGAAACGGTTGAAAACATTTGCCAAACTATATGCGACAGAGTATCTAAATTTTCAGAAAAAAATGCATTAATATCAGTGGCACAACCTAAAAAATGTGGTGAACTCATGAAATACGGTGTACATATAAATTGGCATGGTTTTGTAGTAGATTGTGGATCGGCCATGGCTCTCCATTCCCATATTGTTTCGGCGTTAAATATAGTATTTCCACATACGAATTGGAATGAAGTAGTAGATACTTCTGTTTATGGTAATGGAAAAAGAAACGTTAAAGGAAGTGGATTTAGACTGCCATGGTCCCATAAGCGAGCGAAGCACGATGCATGCGGAGGAACTGGATGTTCGAAATGTGAAAATGGAAAGGTTACACAGGGACAATATAAACCCATCCTCATGTATAATAAAAAATTGACTCGTATTCATGATAGGGAACCTAGTGTAGAAATACTCCATATGGCTACACTTAGAACAGATAACAAAGATTATGCTGTAATAGAGGGATCTATTCGAGAGGAAGGGTCATTTAGTATTTATGATACTAAGAATGTATTCAATGATCATGAAACTCAATCAGAACTCGAAGCCTATATTCGAAAGCATATGGAAGGTCAAGGAAATACTGAAATTACCAAGATATATTCTAATGATAATGTGTATCTTGTTTCTACGACATCTAAATATTGCGAAAATTTACAAAGAACTCATGCATCTAATCATGTATGGTTTTTTATAGATGGAGATTCTATCAGACAGAAATGTTTTTGTAGATGTGAGACTATTAAGGGAAGGAAAAACGGTTTCTGTAAAGATTTCTCAGGGCGAAAAATTATACTACCCGATGAAATATACAAAAAACTCTATCCCAATGGCACAGTTAACAAGAATCATATACAACGATCACCTTCACCAAAACCATCTTCAAACGTATCACCGACGTCTGTTATTTGTGAATACATTGCTAAACATGTCACTAAAAAACCAGTGATTATCAAAAATATACTGAAAAAAAAGACACAATATAATGTAATCAGTACAAATACATGTAATGTTTGTAAAACGATTGACACGCCATTTATTATAAAAAAGAAGGAAGGTATTCTCAAACAATTATGTAAATGCAAAACACGTGAATTTAAGGTTATAGATAAAATAATTGATATAATATAAGATGTATATCATAATTATAATAGCCACGTTTTTCTACATTATTTCACAATTAACTAAGTATCGTGTATCTAATGATGAAATAAATCGTTACGTAAAAGACACATATGTATACTCGGGTATACACGAAGAATCATATAAAAAGTTTTATTCAAACATACGTATGGCACAAGAATACATGTCTAATACATTTTTAGAAAAAGCGCTTCATCACCTTAATGAAATACCACTTTATATGACACCATTAGACCCGGATATACAAAATGAAATAGCAGAATTAAGTCAAAAAATTGCTATTT